GGAACCCGTTGAAAATGATCATAGTTTTTTTTATAGCTGCATTTGCCGGAAGTGTGGGCATGAATATGTATTCCATAGGTATTTTGTTCTATTATAAGGAGAATGCAATGCTAACAATGATAAGCCACGAATGGCTAATAGCGAAAAGGAAACACAAGAGGCCGTGCGATTGGTGCCGGGAGAGTTTCGAGATAGGAGAAGAATACTTGAAGGAATGCTGGGTGGACGATTGCAAATATAGTCTCAAATTCTACAGGGAATGTTATGATGCGCTGATAGAGACAATGGAAATAGACGACATGGAAACATTTTATTATTATCATGAAGGGCCGTTTCCGCGCGGCGAAGTCTGGGAAGGGTAGAAAAATGGAAGTCCTGGTAGCATGTGAATTTTCCGGTATCGTACGGGACGCTTTCATTGAACGCGGACATAATGCAATAAGCTGTGACCTACTGCCGACCGAGAGGCCAGGGCCCCATTACCAGGGCGATGTAAGAGACATCCTCAACGATGGCTGGGACTTGATGATTGCTCACCCGCCATGTACCTATTTATCAAAAGTAGGCGCTCATTATTTGAATACTGAACCAGGCAGAATTGAAAAAATGGAAAAAGCAATTGAATTTTTTGCACTTCTGTGGAATTCAAATGTTGAATATATTTGCATTGAAAATCCGATAATGCATATACGGGCGCGAAAAAAAATCGGGATGTACCATCAAATAGCCCAGCCTTTTCATTTCGGTGACAGGGAAAGGAAGGCGACTTGTCTGTGGCTGAAAAATTTGCCCCCCCTGATGAGCACAAAAATTATGGATGTGAAGCCAAGCGGATTTTGTGTGTTGCCTAATGGAAGGAAATTCAATTATTATTTCACGTCCATGCAGACCGGCAGCAAAAACAGGAGCCGATCATTTCCCGGAATTGCAGCGGCAATGGCGGCGCAGTGGGGTAAGGAGGATTAAGATGTATACAGGAGCAAAGGTAAGAGTTGTCCCGTGTGAGAAATGTGAGCACTGGAGAGGGTGCGCATGGAGAAGTTCGCTATATGAATATGTAACAAAATTTGAAGAGTCAAAACAAATCACCTTTGATAGTGTCAATTTCCGTTGCGAGGGATTCAAAAAGAAGGACAACCGATGAAAAAGAAAAGTAACTTATCGTGGAAAGTCCATACACCGCGGCTGCTGGATGAGATTCTGCAAAACCCTGAAGTCCGATGTCTACATATACCGGTCTCTATTTTTGCCAGGTTGTTGGCGCGGGTTGCACAGAGAGCGGCAGAATTGAACGATCCAAAAATGAACAAGTTGATGGTAAGATTATCCCTGTACAGCGTCTCGGACCCGTACCACAAGGACTACGACCCGGAAGTAGTGCACGAATTGTTGTATGGGGATAAGGAGGATTAGAGTGGCAAACGTAACATTAAGCCAAGGTTGGCGAAAAGCAAGAAAACAGCATATGTGCGATTGGTGTAATGGGGGCCGCACAAAAGAGGGAAAGAATTTGAAGGATAGGTGAAAAAAATGATAAAAATGAAAAAAAATTGCAACGGATGCAAAGCTTACTGGATTAAAAATGTTGGGAGCTCTCTGTATCCTGATTATGTCCCAGTTTGCCAATTGGGACATGAAATTAAAGAATCAGGCATATGGGACTTGGCAACCCCAACAGAAACTTGTCCAAAGCCAAGAACGCACAAAAAATTGGAAGAGTTATTGAGAGGAAAAAAATGAAAAATAAACTAACAGCAAAAACAGGGATTCCGACGGTCCTGCATAACGGAGAGCCAGGATACACATGGAATCCTGTTCGCGGTTGCGTCAATTATAAGTGTCATTTGCATCCCCGGCATAAGGGAAAAGGACCGGGGCACGGTGAATGTTGGGCGGCAAAGCAATGCAATAGATGGGCGGAGCCATGGGCAGTAACCAGCGGCGGATATTGGGAACACGGAAAATGGATCACAGTTGAAAAGATACAAGAAAAATTAAGGAAATTTGAACTCCAATGGTTTCATTCTCAATTTGATAAAATCCTGCCGTCAAAACCCTGTACCATTGCCGTGGGCTGGCAATCGGATTTTGCATATTGGCCTGACGAATGGACCCAAAAAATCATTGATAAGTGCGCCGCTCATCCACATATTGTTTTTCAGTGGCTTACGAAAAATCCGGAAGCTTACGGGCGGTTTGAGTGGCCAGACAATTGCTGGCTAGGATTTACCGCCACCAACCAAAACGAATTCAATGAAATGCGGGTGAAAATATATCAAAACGGAGTTAATAAGCTACAAGTACGCTATGCTTACCTGGAGCCACTTCGGGGAAAAATCGAACCCTGGAGCGATTTCAATCAACTTGATTGGATTATCGTAGGCGGCCATAATAACGGCCCCCCCATGCACCCGGATTGGGTTAGATCGATACGCGATTGGTGCATCAAAAACGATGTGCCATTTTTTTTCAAACAATGGGGATATTGGATAGAGCACGATCAACTATGCGCCTGGCAAGTTAGAAAAAGAAGGATAATAAAGAAAGAAAAGTTGTTGTATTTCTATGGTCCCCACGAAGTATTCTATCCGTTCGGGAAAAAATCCGGTAACATACTTGATGGCCAGAAGTGGGAACAAATGCCGGAGATGAAAAATGACTGAAAATGAATATGCAAAAGAAATAATCCCCGCAATCGGCGGGATACTAACGATGTTCGAGGAATACCATATCTTTGTGCCGGAAGCGCCACGGGCTTCGCATAACGATCATACCGACTTGCTCGTTATACTAACCAAATCAAAACAGATGTTCAATATAGAATTCAAGCTGGGGAAAATTAAAGAACATAGAATACAAGTGGAACGAACAGAACGAAAAACCGGGATAAGAACCTATGGATTGAATCCAGAGTTGAAAGCCCCCCGGGAACATCTCTACAATTTTGACTATGAAATTGATATTGACAAATTCGTGAATAATATTACTTGTTACAGGAGACATAACCAGGTAGATGTAACACCCTGGTACCAATCGGCTATTTCCCGCCTGTATTGGTTCGGGTACCAAGATCAGTGGTGTCAATCGGATTTTTTCCCGGATGCTATGGAATCTGTTGGAGCGAAAAATGCTAACCGCCTCTCCCTATACCAATTGTTCCAAAAGGCGTGTCTGCAAATTTTCGCAGAGCAAAGAATGATTGTTGGTTTCGATATAATATATCCGGTACTTGGATATGGTGCATATACAGAAAGTGTTGCGAAGAAGCATTATCGCGACGCCGTGAAAATATTTAAGGAAAGAAAATGAAAATAAATTGTAAAAGATGCAATCGCGAAATAGAGCAAAAGGAGATCGACAGCCCCTTATGTTCGGATTACCAGATATGCGATGACTGTGCGGCTGAAATAGCACCTTATTGTCCAGAATGTGAAGAAAATATTTACCCGTTCCTTTACCCCGAAAAAGGAAAGCAATGTGAATGCGAGTGCGGGCAGGAATTTGTTGTTAATTGCGGCGCATGGGTAGAGGAAATATGAAACCCTTATTTCCCTACTATGGTGGCAAGCAGTGGGCCGTGCCCACCCTACTTGACTTGCTGCCGAAACATTTCAAGAAATACGTGGAGCCTTTCTTTGGCGCCGGCGCATTGTTTTGGGCGCTTCCTGAAGACGATAAGCGGCCCTATGTGGTCAATGACCATAACCACAAGCTTATTGCATTCTACGAAGTATTACAGAACCCGGCAGAATATGATCAATTACTCCCGCTCATTGCCGGCACCCTGCATTGTGAACATCAGCATGACAGGGCAAAAAAAATCTATCATGAGGATTGGGAAAACGAAAACATGGTCAAACGGGCGTGGGCTGTATGGATGTTATTGCAGACTTCGATAGGAGGCCAAACAGATAGCAGCTTTCAGAAAGAAACAAAAGAGCATCGGGCTGGGGGCAAATTTCAATCACAGCTAAAAGGACAGAAAAAGGCAATCGTAAAACAAAAAGAGCAAATTATAAAAAGGCTCGAAAAGACAATTATCCTTTGCCAGGATGCGATATCAGTTATTGACATGGTTGACAACGAGGATGTGTTAATATTTCAGGACCCCCCCTACGTTGGCGCAGACCAAGGGCATTACAAAGGATATAGAGAAGAAAATTTAATAGAATTGCTTGAAACCGACGCCAAATTGAAGGGAATGTTTTTGTTGACACATCAGGAGCATCCAATTCTTGATGAATACATACAAAAGTACGGATGGAATTCCAAGAAAATTGAAAAGCTTTCATTTGCCGGGCCAACAAAAACAAAAAAAAGGACCGAATGTTTCTGTTGGAACTATGATGAAAAATTGAGACAAAGGAGGTTATTTTGAAATTTGCGAAATTTAGCATTATTGTTGTGGGTACGCTGGTTGTAATTGTTTCGATTGCACATTACCAGCCTGTGTTTGCGAAATTCGAGCATGCAGGCTGGATCAATTTGGTTTCGTGGCTAATGGGGATCATATTTGATCTTCCTGGACTCCTCCTTTTGTATTTCTACGTACAGATACCGGCGAAATCGAAACATGTAATAGGGAGCTTGCTTTTGCTTTTGATTGCTTTTTTCCACTGGGTCTACTATACTCAGACGGTCCCGGATATTCTCACGAGGCTTGTATTATCAGCAGTATGGCCAGTTATGATAATTGTAGTAACGTTTGTTGCTTACCAGATTCGGAAAATTGAAAGCGAAAAAGCAAAAGCAAAAGCGGAGCCGGAGCCGGAAAAAGCGGAAGAAGAAGCGAAACCTGATGGAATCTTGACATTTTTAGGTGTGCCAAAAAAACAAACGGCCCCGCCGCTGGCAAAAAAAAAACGGCAAACCCTGGACCGGGAAACCAGGAGTACAAAAAATATGAAATCAGGCCCGACGCCTACCGGTGCCCCAACTGCCAAAAAGAATACCGGGGGGTCCACAGATTCAATGCGCACCGATGGCGGCAGTGCAAAGGAGGTGAAAAATGAAAAAAAAGAATGAAATTAAAGAATGGATTAAAAAGTTAATAGAGGAAAAAGAAACTTATCAAAGGGCAGGGCCTTGCTATAGTATTGAAATACAAGAATTTATCAATATTATCATTGAAATTCTTAATAAAAACATTGATTTTTTATCCAAAATTATGGATTCTATTGGAGGCGAAAAATGACAGACCAAGAGATTGAAAAATTAAAAAAATTGGACAATTACTGTATCTGTCTGAGGGTTAGGTGCTGCTGGGAATTAGTGGTAGAAGAAGTTGAAAGTGTTGTTTTCAGCATTAAGAACATACCGACAGGATGGATTGTGGGCGAATCATGCGTGGATGAGTACGAAATATTAAGAGAGCAGCTTTTCCGGAGACTACCTGACTGGATGCTTGAAAAGAAATTTTCTATTAGGTACTCCTGGAAGGCTGTTGAAATCGGAGGTAATGAATGAAAGATTACAAGCGAATCAAAGAGTCATGCGCACGGCACGCTCTACGTAGGGCGTTTATGTGCGAAAAATTCACCAAAAACGCGGTTGGTGCGGAGATAGGGGTGTTATACTGGCAATTTTCAGAGCAAATATTAGAAATTGCAAAACCTAAATTGCTGTACCTGGTGGACCCCTGGGAAAAAGACGATGCCAATGGAGAGCGGACCCCGGAGGATATGGAGGTCATGTATGAAGAGGGTTTTTATAGATATTGCATGCTCGATAATGTTGACGTAATGAGAATGACCTCAAAAGAGTTTTTTGAAAGAGAAATGAAAAGGCGTATTGAGGATAAAGATCGCAGGTCTCCTTATAATCAGCCCCTTGACTTCGTGTACATTGACGGCGACCACAATCAAATCTATCAAGACCTTTGCGGTGCATGGGAAGCTGTGAGACCTGGCGGATTAATCACCGGTGACGACTGGAATTGTAGACATTGGGGAAACGGTGTCGAGTTGGCGGTCAAGAGGTTCTGTGCCGAAAAGGGAATAACTTATGAATTGTTCCCGGTTGGCAATTTGCCGGCACAGTTTTTGATCAGGAGGTAAGCATGTTTGGATTAAGAAAAACAAAAAGATTGGAAGGTGTAGACTTTTGGGAAAACAGATCAGTCAAAAAGCTCGATGAAGAATATCAGGCGTATTGGGACAAGAAGAGAGAAAAACCCCCAACGACAAACACCGCAAAACCCCCAACAATCGATTATGTGTCTAGTGGGGAATTATCAAGAAGGCTCGAAAATTATTTTGAATGGCGGAGAAAGCGGGGACAAAGAAATGTCCACACGCTTGAAAATTATGATGACACCGACGTGAGCGAAGCCCATTTTTTTGAAAATTTCAGGCGAAAATGGGGATGCTACCCATATGATTGGGAGCCGGGCAGCAGTTTTTGATCAGGAGGTGAATGATGGAAATAAAAAAATATGGCGTTCGCATTAAATATAATAAATGGCGACTACGGAAATGTAGGCTGTACATGTTTTGGTTGAAGACATTCAGGAAAAAGAAATATGAAAAAATCATGAATGCCTTTAAGGCCAACATAGCTACAGAAATTTATAAATTATTTGAGGTAAAGGCAAAATGAATAGAGAAGGAATTTTGGACAGATACGATTTTTTCATAGGAGGTAAGCATGTTCAAAATGGGAGCCGGGAAAATGAAACCAAGATGTAAAAATTGCGGCGGCACCTGGATTGCGGGAAATGGCACAAAGCCGAAATGGTGTTAGTGGAGGATTAAGATGGGCGGAAAAGGCAGCGGCAGGCCGAAGGGGCCGGAGAAAGAAAGTATTAGAGTTACGTATCAACACGAAAACAAAAGGCATCATTTCTCGATATATATTCCCGTTGACGACCTTGATATTATCGAGGAGTATTGTCAGGAGCATGAAATTCACCTCCGTACATATGCGAAATGGCTGATTGAAAAATCCATAAGGGGGAGATGGCCGCATCTATATGATATGCATATATTGAAAGCAATTTGGCATGCCTACCGAATGTCAATGGGGAAAGAAATGTCCGCTTTCCTTTGGAGTGTAATTAGGCATGAGCTTGAGAAAGATGCGGATTTTCAAAAATTCAAAAAGGAGTACCAGGAGGTAATATGAAATGGGAAAAGTGCAAGATTCCATGCCCGAAATGTGGGCAAGAAATATATACGAAAAGTGTCCCTTACAATGACAACTCAAATGGTGTGTATGTCAAATGTGGATGCGGAAACCAGGGGCCGTTTATCGAATGGGGATGGGTTGACCCGGGAATTTGCTTGAGAAAAAAGGAGGAGAGCACATTGAAAAGAAAGCAAACCCCACATTACTTGGCAATTTCTGAAATTGAAGAATGGGAAAATCGGTTGAACAATAGAACGATAAGCAAGAATTTGCTTTCATTTATAGAATCAAAAGATTTCGATAACAATTATCTGATGCTGATTTATAAATCTTTTCGTGAAAATACGGTAATAATAAGAGTGAGTAATGGGTATAAAACATATTTATATGCCGGCTATGACCATATTTTTATAGAGGGGATTGAAATATTGAAATCGGAATGCAAAGAAGGGCAAAAATGCCCTTTTTTTAAGGAATTCGTGAAGAATGCATTAGATGTCGAGATCATACGTGATGGCGGCTATTGGTCATTCAGGACGAAGACAAAAAGGGATTATTGGCAAAACAGGAATTTTGAATTAAGAAATGAAGATGGTAGCAAGTTCTGTCAGGGGTTGATTGTTTTTTGCCCACCAAGAGGCTGGCCAGAATTCGGGGAATTGAGGTTTTTTATAGAAAATCATTGGCCGGCTATTTTCAAAGACATTGTTTTGGATGAGATTGCTGAAAGGAATGTGCTGCTGAGAAAATCAGGAGGGAACGACAATGGAATCTTTTCCCTTCCTGAATTCGATTGCTGCCGCCCACGTTTCGTCAATGCGATTCAGCAATTTTGGCAATTGTATGAATCCGAAACGATAAGCGAAAAGATAGTAACTGAGTTAGTTGAAGAAAAAATAATTGAAATAAAAAATTATTGTAAAAGGCTATATGAGATGTTAAGCCAGGTCTATCCATGTGCATACCATCGAAAAATAAAGCCAAAATAGGAGAAAACAAATGTCTTTAGAAAAAATTGTGTCTTTAGAAAAAATCGATAAAACAATGAAGAAGCTAGACGAATTTGCTGTAAGGGCGCTGCCGATAATTATTGAATATCTCAAAGCGACGGCACCCGAAAAAAGAAGGCGGACAAACCAATGGACATTGAGCAATATAGCGGCGATGTCGTATACCCTGGCTGAAGAAATGCTAGAGAACAGCCAATTGAAACGAAACAAATTGATTGAAAGATGGGTTGAAAGTTGAAAAATTCATGAATTGGTATTATACTTAAGATATGAAAAAGAACAGCAGGAAGAAACCAGAAAAAGCAACGGAAAAGCCAAAGGAGAAAAAGAGGGGGGGCAGGCCCACAAAGTATAGCGAAGTCGATCTCGAAATGGTAACGAAGCTTGCAAAGTTAGGGCTAATTGATACAGAAATCGCGGACGTATTAGGCATAGCTGAATCCACATTGAACTTGTATAAGCTGAAATATCCGGAATTTTCGGAGTCCTTAAAAAATGGTAAAATGTATGCCGACGCACATTTGATTGACAGACTGTACCAGCGGGCATATGGATATGAGCACCCGGAGGAGAAGATATTTTGCCACGAAGGAGATATAATAAGAGCCGAGACCACAAAGCATTACCCCCCATCAGAAATGGCATTGATGTATTGGTTCAACAATCGGCTTCCGCGCCTTTGGAGAAATAAGCGGGAGTTTGAAGACGTAACCGAAAACAAACCCAAAACGATAATTATCAAAAGGGCAAAGAAGGAAGAAAAGGAGGACGAATGAAACAATTTGAATCTATGAAAGGATTTTATGTGCAAAATTGCCCATATTACAGGATGGGTAACCCCGGAATAACACCGTCGGGTTATGATCAGCAGGAAGAGTTTGAAGCAGCAACAAGAGCGACATCAGACGGGCGGTGCCGGTGCATTATGTTGGTAGACGAGTTAGCGAAGGTGACAAATGAGTGAACATGCCAATTATAGTTATTCGGTCCCATTTGAGAAAGATTTTTGCCAGGCTTGCGGCAGGGGAATGTACATCATAATGAATGCCAAAGCTACGCTTCCAATAGAATTGAGATCACTATTTAGATTCGGAGTTATTACCGCAGATGACAATAGGGCTTGCCTGGATTGCCTGGACAAAATGGGTATAGATTGGATAGGTGACAGTGGGTATGATTGAAACGGAACCCGACATTGAAATAGAACCGCTTCCGCACCAACAGGAATTTGACGACGCTATATTCCTGGACAACTACCGCTATGCCTGCTTATGCACCGGGCTTGGCGGTGGTAAAACATATTGGGGGGCAGTCATGGCGGCCTCGGCAGCATTGAATTACGATGCACCCGGATGTATCATCTCACCAGACTACACAATGATGACAGACAGCACGCTTGAGGGCGCGTTTGCGGCATTCGATGATATGGGTCTGGAATATAATATTATTTTTAGCGGCAGAAAAAAATATCTAATTCTTGAGGGCCGGAAGATTTATTTACGTTCTCAAAAATATCACCGGCAAATACGAGGACTTCCAAAATTGGGCTGGATTTGGATAGACGAAACAAGCCCCGACCTCCACAAGGCGATGCGGAATGCCATAGGAAGAATAAGGAGGCGGAAGGGCGATACCACTTCAGAGAATTGGCCAATGAAAATGTGGATAACCACGACCCCCAACGGCATGGATTACTTGTACGACTTTTTTGTTAACGAGCCAAAAGAAAACCCCCTTCTTGAAAAAGAGCGATGGATAATGCACGGGATTGATTCGGGTGATAACATCCACCTTGACGACCTGTACCTCCAGCACCTGGCAAGTGATTTCGCCGGCAAATGGAAACTACAAGAAAAGGGCGGACAATTCGTGCAAATGGAAGGTGCGGTATGGGAACCGTATGTATCGGAACCCTTGATACTCACTGTCAACGGAAAGAAAAAATTCCAATACCCGATTGACCTGGCAATAGACTTCGGACGCCTGCGTCCCGCCGTGCTATTCATTACGAAATTATACGACATGAGACAGCAGAAACAGATAGATTTCATATTTGATGCGCTCATGCCACAAGACATCCTGGTAAGCGATTTGATACAGAAAACATTGGACAGATTAGAAGTTGAATGGGGATTCGAGAACCCGGAGAAGGCCGTTTCTGTAATATACGGCGACCCGGCAGGCGATTCAAAGAATCCGCAAGAGTATATATCGGAGTTTGTGAAGTTTAAGAATGCCTTCGATGGGTGCCAAATCATGTATTCCCACCAAACGGAATTCAGGTCGATAGAGAAAGGAATTCAGAAGGTAGACAATCTTTTCCGAAAGAAGGAGCTAGCAATAGCCAGTTATCTCAACAAGAAAAACACCGGCGATTATACCGACGTGGTGACGGCTTTGACTTGCTTGCGATACCCGGAGATTAAGCCGGGGGTGACAATCAGAAATGTGTACTATAAGGATGGAACATTTGACCATCCAGCGGACGCCTGTCGATATCGGGCGGTGTTTCAAATTCTAGAGAGCCAAAGGGAGGCATCATAATGGCAAAAAAGAAGAATTACAGCCCTGGTATTTCGGACCGGATCGCGCAAAAGTTTGTGTTCGATTCTTACGTCAAGAGCCTCGACGAATACCAGCAGCAAGACATCAGAAGGGTGTCTCTGCGCCTATCGATGTATTACAACAATTGGGCAGAGGCACTTCAGGCATACATTGAACTGGTAGTGGCGGATACCTCAGCAAGAAAAGACCTGACATATATTAAGGACACGACGGCCAACGTCGTGAAGGAATGCATTAACAAAACTAGCATGCTGTACAACGATAAGCCGCAACGGACATTCATGATTGGAAGGGGCAAAACGGACGATGTAGCAGAGGATGTGTACAAGCGTTTGAAGCTGTGGAAATTCGGAAAACAGGTAAACCGGATGTACAACCTATTGTACGATGTGCTTGTCCTGGTAGACTGGGACAGTGAGAAAAAGCTACCTTACTTCCGAAAGCTTAACCGGGCAAATTGCGGTGTAGTGATAGACCGATTTTTCCCAGACAGGATAAAAAAATTAATTATATATGCTGAAACCGACACAGAAACCGAGGCGAAGGAACAATACCGGGACGATTATGCAAAGTTAGGACAATACAAAATTATATGGACCCCCGATGAACATTATATTGAATTACTAAGCGGGGAAAGGATGACCGTTCCGGGGCGATCAAAGAAGGGGGACTTCAAAAATTACTACGGTATTATCCCGGTTGTCCAGATGCACAAAGAGCCTATAGACGGCCTGTTTTGGAACACGTGCAGCGGGGGTGAGTTGACAGACCTGATGCTGCATATAGGGCTGAAAAACAGCCTTGATTCTTTTGCGTATGTGTGGAATTCCTTCAAAATGATTGTTCTAACGGGTGAAGAAAGCCTTGTGAAGGGGGGATGGCCGGACACAATGAACCTGTCACCGTCAGCAATAAACAAATTCAGCACAGTGGGTGGTACCGGAAAAATAGATGTGCTTGACCTCATGAATAATTTTGAGATGCTTGAAAACTACAAAGACGCGATGAAAAAGAACGTCTTTGACCTGTACGGGGTTAGGGTCGAGTCCCATGCTGTGCAATCGGCACAAAGCGGAATAAGCCTGAAAATCAAAAACGTGAATATGGCGGAGATAAGAAAAGAACAGGAGCCCGACTTCATTGAATATGAAACGGATATATTTGGTATTATTCGGACCGTTTGGAACTACTGGAATAGCAATGATAAGATATCGGAAGAGACCAAGATGGAGACGTGTTTCGTGGAGTCGGAGGTTTTCATTTCTAGGCATGATAAACTAAAATATTATTGGGATTTATACGAAAAAGGTTTAAAAACCGGGGCTGAAGTGTATATGGCGTTCAATCCGACGGTGACCGAAACGGACGAAGCGGAGGCCAAGTTTTTAGAAAATGTAGAAAAATTCAAAAAGCTTTTCGGTGAGCCTTCATTCACCCAGGGACCGGGTGCGGAAGGCGATGGGGCTGGCATGGAGGACCTGGATGAAGACGAAGCGGAATAATATCATTTTGATTCTCCTGCCGGGCGGCGGCGTGTCATCCCTGACACTTCCTGTAGTCGCCGTCCGGTTTGGGGCATGAGGTGAAAAATGAAAACTACATCACGCGAATACCTCCTGGAAGTGAAAGGAAAGGAGGACGCCGCCCTTCGGAAAATTGGCAATCCGGAAATGTATGAGTTGAAATTCAACCGGCGGAAAAAGGCAAAGTCCATCTTGTATGAAAAAATCAAATCGACCCTTGATGATGCGTTCATGTTTGGGGTGAGGTTCGGAAAGCTCATTGCAGCAAAGGTGAAAGAAATCGAATCCCGCTTAACCGAAGAGGAAATGAAAAAATATATCAAAAAGGACACCCAGAAAGCAAAGCCAGCAAAATACCGGTTGAATCGGCTCCTGGTTTTCAACAACGCCATGGCGGAGATCGAAGTTGAGCGGCAGCGGTTCTTTGCGCTATATGACTTGAAAGTGAATGCCTACCTTAAGGATGGGTACTCCCGGAACCAGAGCCGAACGAATATCGAGATCATGAAGCTTGAAAACCAGGTCATTAACCAGGTGCGGAAGATAGTAGAAAACCTGGTATTTCTCAACGCGCAAATCGGGCAATTTGCCGGCATGAAAGCGGGGATGAAATAGGGCAATGAACATAGGGGTAATAATTCAAGCCAGTATCGGAAACGCAACAAAGACCATTGCCGGCGTCCCTACCATAAGGCGCTGTATAGAAGCGTGCTTCAAATTCCCTGTCAGGAAAGAAAACATCGTTCTGGCCGTTCCCTGGACCACTGAAAACAAAGCGTTCAAAAACCATTTGTGTTTCCCTGGGGGAAACATCAAGATACACTACGAGCATGAGGAAAACCTTATGCAGCGGATTTTTTTCGCGTGTCTAAATAATGGCCTTGATGTCATTTTTCAAGTGAATGGTAATAATCCTGTCCCGTCCTGGGAAATAGCCACGGTCCTGCTGAAATCGCACCTTGAAACCGGGGCGGACTTCACGGAGGCGGAAAAATTCACCCTGGGTATCGGTTGCCAGGTGTGGAATGTGGAAGCCCTGGGAATTCTGAATAGCCTATTTCCAAACCCGAAATATTCGGAACACATGAGCGAATACACGAAAAACAATCCAGGGGCGTTCAACGTCAACCGGGTCAAACTGCCCCCGGAGTACATCACGGATCATCGATTGACAATCGATTACCCCGAAGATTTAAGAATGTTCAAGATGCTTTTTGCCAGGATAGCGGAATCTGATTTGATAGGCAAATTTGACGTTCACGACGTTTTCCAGATACTTAATGATAACCCGGAGATAGCGGCGGTCAATTCACACCGGCTGCAGGCCATATTGGAGCCGGGGCTAATTGAAAAAATTAAACAGGATTCGAGAATAAAGAGGTAAAATGAAAAAAGAAACAACGATAGCAATAGATAATGAAAATCTCGTGGCGGCTGTAAACGCTTACTTATTATCGGAAGGCGAAATAACAGAAGCGCAAAAAGTGAGCACGCAAAAGTCCATAGTGTCTATAGTGTTCATAATTGAGGATGTGTGAATTATAAACAGGGAGGTAAACCATGAATAAGATTAGATTGAACAAAGAAACGGTTGCTGTACTGAATAGGCGGGACGCAGAATTTTATGCTTATACTCTTTTCAGCACTACGGTTAATACTGTTGATTTTTGCTACAATGAAGCCTACCACCATAGCTGCCGGCGGCCACCTTGTAAGGGTAGCTGCTGTAAAGAGTGTTGAGGAGGGAAAATGGATATCTTGGAAATCAAGAATAAAATAGAAGAGATAAAACAGTCGGTTAAGGATGGTGAGATATCTTACGCTCACTATCTCGAAGATACGTTGTTTTATGATTTTGTGGAATTTGCAGCAAAGGAAAATACAGAAACAGGAACGATAGCAAGAGAAATTCAAAAAGTGAAAGAAACAATATTTATGCGGGTCTGTGGTGAGCCTAGCATGATGGAAAAGAAAATTGAAAGTTATATAGAAGATGGAAAATTGGGAATTATATGAGTATGATTGGGTTGACTCTGGCGATTCAAAGGTATGCCCTACATGTCGGCGGCGCGCCGCTGAACCTCCGAAACTTTTCAGGGATTGGGAAGCGACCCCTGGCGACGGGCAGTCTGAATGCGGCGGAAAATGCCGATGCCTACCTATGCCACACATAATTACATCCCTTGATGAGTCTTTTGAGGGGGGGAAAACAATCCTGCTTGAATTAGGAAAGCAAACAAAACGGTTCCCTACATCCATCAAGTTCGAAGAGGCTGTGTACAGGCAAATTGATGACCTGGTGGGTGAATACGAATCCCTGTCCTCCATCTACTACAAGACCGGGGACTGGAACCTTCCGGAAGAATTCTACCGGCTCCACGGCGGGGATGAAAAGCGGGCTTTTGTCCGGAAGCTTATTAAGTGGGTCAAATCCGGGGAATTCCCGGAAAGCATAAAAAAAGACATCCTCCACACCAACGACTGGTGGATGCAAGGGAAATTTCCAAAAAGGAGGTAAAAATGGATGCCCTAATCTCAATAATTGCATTATTTTTTATAATATGTTTTGGTTTAATGATTTATATTTTTGGATATCGTTCTGAAAAAAAGGAATGGAATTATGGTGAATGTAATCTTTGTAATGGCAAATGGACACTATTTGGTAGGGACTCACAAGGTGGCAGGGGTTATTCTTGTGGGTGCAATCGGTATATATGGATTTCTTATCCAATTGATAGGTAAATAATGGCACCGCCGATTCTTGGCTATAAGCAGGACTGGGGAATCCGACTGAAAGGATATGACAACACCGTGAAATTTTTGAAGGGGCTTGAAACGGAAATCGGTATAAACAGTCAACTTGCGGATCGGATGGGGAACGAAGCAATAGTAATGATCAAGGCGCAGGTTGCCAGGAATGAAGATATGGACGGGAAAAAGATGATCCAGTACTCCGCGAAGTATGCGAAACGGAAAAAGGTGGCTCCTGGCGCCGTGGACATGCAATCGACCTCGCAAATGTTGAAGTCAATCAGGTTTCATAAGCATTTCGAGCGAAACAGGACGGTTATCATTGTGTCGCCTACAGGGACAAAAAATCAAGTTAAAACCTGGGTCCATCATGTAGGTGCGATTTCAGGATTTCGGAAATACGGCCGCTTTCGTATGCCACAAAGAAAATGGTTTGGACTGCAACGGGCGAACCGGGATAGAATCAGGCATATGGGAATCAGGCAAATTGAAGACTACATTATAAGTGTAGCGGGCGGGCAGAGAAGATTGTTTTGAAAACTTCTTTTTTTAATCTCGCAAATTTGTTTGCGGAGGTCAGCTTCATGTTTTTCTAATTCAATTAAATGCCCTACTTCCAAAGAATATGCCTTTCTCCTTTTAAGATAATCGTTTATTGTTCGGCCTTTCAGCAATGAAAGAAGGAAAGATTTCTTTGAATATAAAAGGCCATAAACACATATCGCATCATCTGGTACCGTACGAATAAGACCGCCCATGCAAAACCTTTCTTCATTGCAGTCGAAACTTTTACAGTCAAAAATCTGGCATTCCCTATTTTTCCCAAAGTATTGGTTTTCAAGCGCGGAAAGCTTTTTTTTCTTTTTTGAAAATAACATGTTAATCCTCCTATCTATTATTATAGCATCGTTTCGCTGTATTTTCAACACAAATATTTTTTTCATAGTTGACAAATCCACAAATGTAGTACATAATGTTCATATGAACAGTAACGAGGTTCACGTGAACCAAGTACATGAACGCCAGACGTATTATCTTAACGATTTCTACCACGAGCCGGAAAAAGCACCGTTCGATACCAGCAAAAACGCTGTGATAATCGGAAGAGGGAACCGAAACAAAGAGCGATTTTATTTTAATCTCAATAATCTCAATATCTTCTTTCTCAACTTTGCCCCCCCCAAGTGGGCGTTTGAATTCTATCAAAAAAAATTCCCAGAGAGATTGAAGGATAGCATTTTCGCATTCATTCACGGCGCTCACATCGATGCATTGAAACCAAATCTTGCTTCCAGTGTGAACATCATTACCTGGAAAAAAGAAACCAGGTTCAGCATGTTTGGTGTCAAGAATTGTATAGGCAAATGCGCGGAATGGTTGGGGATGACCCTCAAAGGAAAGGACATATATCTATGTGCATTGGATTTCGATGAACCAAGGCCGCGTGGAGCCTGGGAAATGGACAGGGATGCACTCAGGGGTGCAATGCAAAAACACGGAACCTATCCGGAAGATGGGCCTTATTTGTACAAAAATAAATTTAAATTCATAACCCCAAATCGGTATTATACAGCAGATTACATGCCAGTAGAGAAAGTTGATGCATGTCTAGAAAAATTAAAAAACGAAAAATTAGTAATGGAGGTAAACGATGGCAGATGCAACTAGTCAAGGCGCTGCGGATGTCACGGCGGCAGAAAGTACAGCCACAGTACCCGCACCCGCAGTCGAGACAAAGCCGGTCGAACCGGGAAAAAAAGCAGATTCTCCCGCTGAACCGAAAGCGGGAAAAGCGGACGAAGCCGGAAAAACAATTGCCGAACTACAAGTGAAAATTGAAGCCTACGAAAAAGCGGAAGCAAAGCGGAATGAAGAAAAGCTGAAAGCGGACGGTAAGTATCAGGAGCTGATCGCAGCAAAAGAAAAGCAGATTGAAGAAATGCAAAAGAAGATTGTGGACAAAACCAGGGTTGACAATATGCGCGCATACCTGAAAGAAAACGGGGTCGGGCAGGGAATTATCGACTCAAAGTTTCCCGTTGACATTATTGCCGGTGATTATTTTGACGATGCGCACAATGTCAAAAAAGGCGCATTCAAATCTATCACAACTGATTATCCATTTGTTGCAACAGTGAAAGAGCCAAACGCACAATTCCAACAGACGGCTTCACTTAGCAACCCCATGGATATGGCCAGTTATGTAGAAAAACAAATTGAAGAAATCAACCAAAATAAAGAATTGAAGGGTATCATAACCGGTACGCCTTTATTTATGAACTAGGAGGAAATAATGGGAACTATAACCATGAACGTTAATACGAGCGCCGTTACTGGTGCCGATACCCAGCTTGGTATTGTCCCAAACCAATTGATTCCAGTTGTTATCACGGCGCTCAGGGATGAAATCTGGCTGCTGCGCCTCTGCGCAAAGGACCTATCCAATGAAATCGCACAAAAAGGCGATACTATTACATGGGAAAAGGTGACTGGAACCCTTAACGTCGTGGACTTCACGACTGATGCGGTCTTGACTTTCCAAAATTATACTATCGCAACCGACTATGCACAGCTTGACCGGTGGATAGGTATCCCCTATACCGTGAAGGAGCTCAGCCAGCTTCTACCCCATAACCCGCAGGGCAAATGGAATGCCTTTCGGGAAAACGTGGTGAAGGTGTTGGCCGAATACATTGAAGATGACCTGTTGGGACTATATGCTAGCATGTCGTATTCTCACGACTGCAACGGTCCGCTTGGCAGGACCCAATACCCCACAATTAAGCGGAAAGCAAAGCAAAATTCAAAGTCAAGGGGTCCCTGGTATATGCTTATAAGTGATTATGATGCGGAAGCCTTGCAGGGCGATACTAATCTACTCAATTACGGGTTTTCCCAGAACACCACGATGCTACAAAAAGGTGTCTTGTTTTCCCCCCTGTACAACATCATCACAGTAGATCACTCCATGATCCCATATACGTCAATTGAGAGTCCTGGGACCTATACGAGACAATACAACAATATCCTTTTCCAACAAGAAGCCATCCAATTCTTTTCTAGATCGCTTGGAATTCCAGAACAAATGAACAATATAGCTAATCCAATGTTTGTCACGGTGACAGATCAGGCAAGCGGCTTATCTTTCCGGATGAGAATCTATTACAACCATCAGCGGACACAACCCCGGTATGAGATTGTGCTGGAGGTACTATATGGAATCAAGCTGTACAAAGATGAGCTGGCGATGGTAGTGAACACGCAGCACACAGTGTAAAGGAGGACGTAAATGGCACAAAAAAAGAAAATCGATGAACCAAAAGCGACTGCGGCCATCAGGGAAATGGGAATCAGTGATATAATCGCAAGCATGAAACCGGATGAACTGAAAAAGCTTATCGAGGAAGAACCAAACCTCAAGGCCGCGGTATATGAGCAGGCAGTAAGCGCAGCGAACGAATCGACACACCATAAGCTGCGGGTTTTCCCGGAGGATCGCCCCGATAGAGAAAACGATGATAACGACATGTCGGGAAAGGATGTACTTGTTCCCGGCACCGGCGTTGGGAAACGGTCCGCAGTTTTCCGTACCGTTTCCGTTTATGATTACAACCGAAGGTACAAAAAACAGGGGTTCATAACGCGGGAGAAATATGAACAGATGCAGCGGGCGACCAATACGATTGTGATGTGGGACCCGGAAAATAAACCTTTTGACGTTTTCGCGGATATGGCTGGGTCCTTAACTAGTTCCGGATGGTCCATGGAAAAAAGAGAATCCTAGAAAATGGCAATAAAAGCGGAATGCCTGCAAAACGAGTGCCTTGTTGACAGGGACTATGTTTTCCAGGTACGGGTATATGAAGAGGCAGACGACTCAGCCTACACGCCCACGGCGGCAACGGTTCGATTTTTGAAGCAGGACGCGACTGTAATTCTGGACACCGTGTCAATGGCCATAAGCGACACGAACTTGATTTCATACACGCTCGCCGCTGCACACCTGGATGAGCCGGCAATATACAACGTGGCTGTAGTTACTGTCACGAAAGGTGCGGAGGTGTACGTCTTGACGTTCATTTTCCATATCGTCAAACAAATCATCACGAATCCATTATTATTGCAAACGGTCTATGATCAGTACAACATGATTGAACAGCATCCACAGGCGGCAAAGTCTCACAAGAAAATTATCGCAGCATTCAAATTGGTGAAAGCGGATATGGTAGACAAAAAGGGTCTTGAATATTCCCTCGGTATGATTGATAGTGCGCAGATAGAAGAGCTCGTGTTGCAGAAAACGGTTGAACTGATAAGCCGGGACTTTGCCGCAGGTTCGGGGATGAATGATGAAAACTATTGGTACAAGCTGTTGAAAGATTCGAGAAATGATTATCAGGGAAAAATTGAAAATTTGAGACTTGTATATGATTCGACCCTGGAAGAGCACGTCCCGGATGTACAGCGAACGAGTCTTACCATCGCATGCCACAGGTAGAGAAATGGCATACACACAAGAACAAATCGTTAACATTTTTGTAACAGCCCTTGAAACAGCGGGATATTCCATCAGTCAATACCTGCTTGCATACGACCACGACATTGACGCTACAGTATTGAAAAACAACACTTTTGCTGTGAACATCAGGAAAGGGAAGGATATAGAGCAATCGGGCGGTAATATCCAGGTGCCGGTTTATATTGATTTCATTTTCTGTTTTTCTCTTCCGCTTGTGATAGAGGGTACCCGCGCTTCCACTTATATAACCAGGTCCACCACAACGATTGAAAGTGTGAAGGATATTGTCAGGCGGCAGCAGGTAGGAAATTTCTATATATCGGAAGGTGACACGCCTCTACCGGCATCGAATGTCCAGGACTTTCTGTTTATCAAATTTGCCGTATACGTAGAGGCATGCCACAATTATAAGGAGTAGGATCATGAAAATTGATAAAAATACACATCCAGACTGGACATATCACCCGGTATGGGGCTGGATGAAAGTACCGAAATTACCGCCGGTAAAAAAGGTGTTCCAGGAAGAGCTGGAACCGAAAATAAAGAAACGTAAGAAGAAGCCTTTCGTAGTCAAGGTTTCGGGAGGTTAAACAAATGGCACAATTAAATAAAGGAGACAAAGATATAGGCATTGCAAAAACAACGGCCTGGTTAACCGAGACAATGCCGGGCGTAAATGGTCGTGTTCCTGTGACAGATTTTACCCCCCCCCAAAATGACCGGCAGAAATACACGAACGAATTGGTAAGCGGGAATCAGAATATTGCCGATTGCCTTGAGATGCTGAATTACCCGGAAGTGAATTTCCCGTTCACTTTCAAGATGAAGTATGACACATACTATCTAATATGGGCACTAGCTAGCATATACGGGCAATATTCCTGCGATGCCGACACTCCCGAAGCCGGGGTCAATAAGCATAATTTCTTGTGGGATTCCCTCATTGCAGACACCACAAACCTTTTCCACACTTTTTCTTGGGACGCCTATACAACTATTTTCTATGTCGCTTCATGCCTGTTTCAGGGGCTTACAATTACCAATGACAACGGCTTCCAGGTTGCGTGCAATATGCTTGGGGATAGGGTGCAAGAATATTATGCAACGGGTCCACAGACGGTTACTAGCCCGAACGTTTGCGGCGGTGACCTCTGCAAGCTTGGCGGACTCACGGTGCTGATGAATGCAGAGAGCGGCGGCGCACTGGGGGCCGGTGATGAAGTCGTGGTCAATAACATAACGCTCAACCCAGTGCGAAATTACGAGGCAGCACCGCAGCAAAGCGGCACCCTCTACGCTGGCCAGCCCTACGAACCGGACACGCCGGCGGAATATATGATAACGATGGAACTTCGCAGCATGAATGCCGTGAATGCGCTGTGGTTTGCAACGCATAATGCAGGTACCCGGCAAAAGATGACACTGACATGGTTAGGTGACACCATTTCGGGAAAAACGGCTACCTATACCTGTTATCTTGAATTTCCGTCCCTGAAATCCAACGAGGAACCTACTTACGATTTTGCCGCCCCGACGCCGGTAACGATGGTCCTGGGTATTATGAAAGCACAAAGCGCACCCACGGGGATGACGCTAACTCTCCCCAATGGGTATATATACAACACGTTGGCTGCCCTGACCGGGTACCCAACAATCTAAGGAGAACAAATGAAAGAACCGAAAGATTATGAGCAGGAAGTAATAGAAGCAGAAGCCCCTATTGCAACCGAAAGCAAGGGCTTCATTTTCCCTTCAAAGGAAAAAATTGAAAAGCAAAACACGACCGGGAAATTATTTGATTTCGATATTCCCGGATTGGGAAACTTGCGGCTTCGCATCAGGTTTGTGACGCCTACCGAAATACAAAAATACCGGAAGAGTTATATTCTCCAACGGAAAAACCCAAAAACCGGGCGGTTGGATGACTATGAAGACGACGACAAGAGATTTGAAGTGTCAAAAAAGATGATCTATGACGCCGTTACCGGTTGGGAAAACGTCTCTGACCAAAACGGGGGTCCAGTTGAATTCAACCGGGAAAACCTGGTGAATCTAATTGATATAATTGCATTACAGGAAATTGACGAGTTTGACGAAGTCGGAGAAAAAAAGACGGTCATGCGCGCAATCACTGACGCGATGAAGGATAGCGAAGCCCATTTTGGCGAAAAAAAAAACTAGAATATTTCCTTCAATTTCGCCTGAATAACCGCAACGACTGGAACGTCGATGACGAAATATTCAAACAGGAGAAAGTTGACATATTGGATTCCCTCTCCTATGTGCAAGGGTTGAGTCTCTATTTCTACGAATTAGTTTGCACACAGTTTGTTTTTGAGTCGGGCCTGGGCGCTTTTCTTTTTTCAAACATTCAGGATTCATATGATTTCGAGCCTGGAGAATTAGAACAAATCATCAGCAATATTTCTCTAATATATTCATACGACATGAAGGCGGCGGCGGCAGACCGGGAATTTGAAACCGCTGCGAACAGGGCAAAAATAAAGGCGGCATAATGGCAGAGCAGGACATCCAAATAATAATAACTTCCGATAGTAAGGGAGTGGTGACGGGTGTCCGCTCTGCAACGGGAGAATTAAAAAAGCTCAACAAACAAAGCGCGACCGCCGGAAAAACGGTAAAGAAGTTTGGGAAAGATGCAACGGGGGCGATGGATAAGCTTCACAGCAGCATTAAGCGATTCGTGGGCTTTGCTGCGGTGTCCATGGTGTTCTCAAAAGCCTTCGGAGAGGCGGACCGGTACTACAAGAAACTTGCAGAAATAACGGTCATGATGAAAAACACTACCCCGCAGGCCGTTAGTGCACTGGAAAATAAAATTGATTCCCTCTCTATTGCAACCGGGAACATGACAGAAAACACGGCGGCTGGTGCCTGGCAATTGGTGTCTGCCTTCGGGGAAAGTGCGCTTGCAACAAATAAGCTTTCGATTGCCATGCATGGGGCGACTGCCGGGAGCGCAACGGTTCAAGAAACCATAAGCCTTCTTAGTGCAAATTTGAAAGGCTTTGGAAATACGACTGATGAAATGGCACAGAAAGTCGTGGACCTGGCACTGAAAACCAACGAGCTTGGCGAAACCAGTTTTCAGCAGCTTGCACAAAACGTGACAATGGCGGTTCCTACGTTTGCGGCATTAGGGGGTGAAATAGAGGAACTGTACGCATTGTACGCAACCCTAACCGGGGTAACCGGGAATACTTCGGAGGTAACGACACAGCTTACGTCAGCAATGGGGGCACTTACGAAGCCTACAAGGGCCATGATTGCAGCAATGAAAAGCATGGGGTACACAAGTTCAGAAGCCATGGTTAAGGAATTGGGCCTGGTTGGTTCACTGCAAAAACTTCTAGCTTCAACAGACGGGACCATGATTTCAATTGGAAAATTAATCAAACGCAAAGAGGCATTAACCGCGGTCCTGGCATTGACCGGCTCGCAGGCTGACACCTTCAAAGAGAAACTTGCAAAGATGTATGAGGAAGCAGGCGGCGCTGGGGCCGCTGCATTTGAAAAAATGACAGAGGGCGTCAATAAGGCCGGATTTGAATGGATGCAGGCAAAAGTGAAATTGCAAGTGTTCATGAAGGACCTGGGAAAAATATTACGGGACATCGTTATACAAATTGTCAAGTTTGGGGACGTAATAATCAAGGTGGGCGCAATCATAGCAACCGCTTTTTTGATCAAAAAAATAAGCCCTTTCTTTTTGGCGATGCAAGCGGGCATGACAAACATGATCACATATTTCAAGGTGCTTCGATTGGAGGGGGCGTCATCGATGGCGGCTTTCAGTGGTTCCATGCAAGCGGCAACCGGAACGGCTGGGGGCCTGGGCGCGGCAATAAAAAAATTGCCCCCCAACATTACCATAACGCTTGCATTGGTAGGGGCCTATGCCGCAGGGAAAGCCCTTGCGTGGTTTTTCGATCAAATTTCGGAATATCATGACCGGGGAATGAAAGAAATTGTGGAAGCGAACGATAAAATAGAAAAAAAATGGAGCGAAATGACTTCGACGATATTGGACTTTCGGCAGGCTGGCGCTGTATATGAAGAAGTGTTCCAAAAAATGAAGAAAAGGGCGGACGGCTGGGTGACGAAAAATGAGGAAAAAATAACATCTCAACGGAGACTGCTTGACATGCTAATGTCAACGAAAGAATGGGCAACATATATCGGGCAAGTCAAAAAGGCCGGCGGCGCGGGAATGGACCTGACAAAAAAAATTGAAGACATGGAGACAACTTACAATAGCCTGGCTAGAACGATCGGAAATTTCACAAAGGATGAGCTTGAAAAATATGGAAAGGAGGTAATCAAGCAAGGCTTCCTTTCCGAAAAACAATTAAAGGACCTGGAGGAATTAAGAAAGAAAACAGAAGAGGCAGCAAAAGAATTTGATCAGCTTGCATCCTCTATGGGACTTCTTACCCGCAAGGGGTATGCAGAGCAAAGCAAAGAAATCCGGTCGCTGTTGAAAGTGTATGATGCTTACGAAGGCCAGATATTCGCAAACGAGGAGATCGCAAAGAAATGGTTTGACCGGATCACAGAGCTTTCAGAGACTGCGCTTCCGGAAGAAAAGAGGCAGCTTGAAAATGTCTCTTTTGCAATACGAAAATATATTGCTGGCAAAATATACGCAACAATAGAAACGGTGGATTTTTCAAAAAAAATCCAGGCTCTAAATCAAGAAATAATAGGATTGACTGGCGAAAATTTGCCAGGCGCTCAAATAATGTTAAAAATGTGGAGGGTTGAAAACACAAAAACGGCCGATGAGACAGAAAACACAAGGTCAAAACTGGAAGAAATGAGTCAGACGTTTTCCGACCTGGCGGGCCTGATAGCCGGCGCCCTGGATGCGTTCAAGAAATTGGGGGTTAACCTGGGGGGGCTTGAAAATATCCTCGGAGGAGTGGCTTCTGGACTGGCTTCCATCGGCGGGGGCATGGATGCGATTGACCGGGCAGGTGCCGGATTCACCGGATTCCTGCAAAAAGCAACGGGATATATTGGGGTATTCTCCGGGGCGCTTAGCGTGGGCGTGTCTCTCGTGAAAGGATTCCTGAAACTCCTTTCCGGGGAATCCGGGGAAATGGAAGCGGCAAAGCGGGAGCTTGCTGGCCTGGCCGGGCTGTCAACCGATTGGTTCAAGACAATTGAAAAATTGGCAAAAGAGATTGGGGGTAAGGACTCGACCGGCAAAGCTATTGCAGACCAGCTCGCAAATATTATCAATGACACCGTGGTTACCAACCAAAATCTAGGCCGGATAATTGAAGAGATTCGGGACATCGGCGCCCTATACCAGCGCGGGAGCCTGGACCTGGCAAAAGCTAGCCAGGATTATGGAGCGGCGTTCGCTGCGCTGCTGCCGCAAGTTCAGCGCCTCGGCGAAGAATCCAGCCGGGCATTTTTGGACCTGATTCGTAACGCCCGTGACCTTGGCCTGGAAGTCAAAGAGATTTCGGATTACGTAGGGGGTCTGCTTTCTCAATATGCAGAAAAATGGAAAACTTATACCGGGACTATAGAACAGATTACAACGGAAAATATTGGCTTCATTGAGATGTCAACCCTTGCAATGTTCAATGCCCTGCAAGCGGAGGGAGAATCCATCATTAATGTTATCCGGGGAATGTCCCCAGAATTGGCTAATCTTGCAACCATGATTGAGACGTCCGGTATAGACGTTTCTGATAGCCTTAAGAAGATATTGGACCTCTCCACCTTCATCGAGCAAAACAAGGCCCTGGCTGATCAAATTGATTCAACTATAGGAATGATGCAGGCGCTCGGAGACAGCGCATATTTGACGGGCAGTGACTTTGATACGTTCGCTTCGGAAGTAACCCGGCAATTTGAGGAGATACTCGCACGCACCGGGGACCAGGAGCTTGCACTCCGGCTCATGGCGCCGTCCTTTGAATCGCTAATCAAATATGCCGAATCATACGGGTACACCATCGGGGCTGACACACAAGCAATAATTGATATGGGGGTCCAGGCCGGGATTGTGAATTCGGATCAAATCGATTTTCAGGACCGGCAAATCCAATTGCTTGAACAAATTGTAGAATTGTTAGGCGGGAAAATCCCGGATGCAATGACGGAAATGGATGGGATTGCAAGAAATTCTCAAGACAATATGCGTCGGGGAATGCAGGATTACGCTGACACGATTGAAGATTCCATCGATGCGATTGAACGGATGGGTGAAGAAATCAAAAAAACAGATAAAATTACAGAGGATTCAATTTCTGGACATTCCATGATGAAGGAATTCAGAAATAAATTAACACCGGCGATCCGGGAATCTGTGATAGAAATCGAGAACATAGGAAAAATGGCGGTCGCCGTAGACCGGGGAACAAATGGAGATTCTCTATATGACTCCGTAACACAAGATCGCTTCGGAATCGATGATTTAAGATCGGAAAGAATTGGGAACCAAAATTCTACCTATCACACTAGAAACGTGACCGATAACCGGTCATCCGCCCCCCAATACACCCGGCAAAATAATAACTACTACAATACGATTACAAATTATGTGCAAAGCGACCGGGAAAGTGAAGGTGAGCTGGCAAAAAAAATGGTGAAAATCTTCCGGGAAAACCGGGGCGGGGCGGTGACGGAAATGTCACGGCAACAACAAAAAAGGACGGTGACATAATGAGCGGACGTGTTTTTCACTGGCCAAATATGAAAAAGTATACATTGACGGCAACAACGGAAGCAACCGACCACCCGGTTGAAAATGTATTGACTCCATTCCCTTTCAACACCTGGCAATCAACCACGAACGGTGACCAATACGTGACGTTCACGAGCGCTACGGCCAGGGACAATTCATTAATTTATATCGGGAACCACAATTTGTCATCTTTTAATAATTTCCGGGTGGAAGCTTCAAATGACAATTTTCTCAACATCGCGCGAACAAAAGATGTGATACTTATGACAGAAACCCGATACCGTCGAGATGCGAACGGGGAACCGGAAAGCTACACGTATAGAAGTGGATATGTTTTTTTTGCTACAGGCAATTATGAGGACTACCGGGTACACATCAACAGCACGCTTAGCACCTACGAAATTGGATTCATCGGTATATATGAGAAAGACGACCCGTTTGACGTTAACTGGATTCAGAGATTTTCCGCCGGTATGCGAACGCAAAAGGATATAATCCAGGGGAATTATGGACACAACACATCAAAGCTCTGGTTTCAGCGGTGGGAATTTGAACTTGAATTCAAAGACAGCCTTCCAAAGACGCAAGCGGACATGCTTACCCAGGAACTCCCGCTTTCCGAGACGTTCATATTCCAGCCGGAAACTGGGGGACATATGCACCTTGTAGAACTTTTCAACGAGGGTCTCCCCGAAAATTTGCAAGAAATAAGCACAGACAACAAATCGATGTCAATCAAAATGATCGAAAAAATATAAAATCATGTTGAAAAAAAGCCCAAATGATGCTATATTAATACATATAAAACCAAAAAAAAGGAGAAAAAAATGGCGATATTTTTCACGATTTTAATTGTCTGCAATTTCGGAAGCGGTACAGAATATTATGCCGTTGGGCCAGCCGTCACCTACGATGGTCATTTTTATTGCGAAGGCGTGGTGGAGTCCATCCAGGATATTACAATTGCTATGAACATTTATGGTGATTTTCAAGCAAATGATTTTCGATTGCGGTTTCATGACAGCGTTTTCAAGCTTAGGGATAGGAATGAAAGCGACTTGCATAAGAAAGTAATATCTATCTATCTATATGACGGTACCACGGCCACAAAGATAACGGATAGTTATGTTGCGGCTATAGGGTATAAGCGGGGGCTTGCTCTTTTGCGGTGCTCTACGCAGAACACATCGTTTTATAAATATTTTTTGTACACGGTAAACAGAGAGGAATTTCCTGAATGTCCTGAGGATTCGGTTGGCCAAACAATAAATTATATGTTTGCCGAAACGCATGACAACCAAAGCGGGGAGCCAAAGATTGGTAAAGCATACAAAGTCAATCTTCCGGGCAACAAAGATTATATTTTCGCGAAAATGCCAACACATGGCGATGCGGCAAATACTAATCTTGGCTACATATCTAGAGTTCTTGACAATGGCTCAGAAATTAATTTCAATATTGTAACCGATACAATTACTATCGAGGGTGTTGAATATAAAAGAGGATTCATCGATTATGCTCCCGGTCCCCCAGCAACAAATAATCCTTTGCTTTTTACGTCTCAAAATTCAATGCAAAAATTTGAAGAAATTCCTAAAAAAATGGTAAAAATCTATGAGGACATCAATTATAATGACTCCAATATAGCGGATCTCAGAGCTTTTTTCATAAAAAGGGGATACATCGGTTACTTTACACCAACGCAAGATGATCTTTATATCGGCGCGTTATATTCACAGAACATAACAGGCATCAGGCTTTTTCTCGATTTCTGCCAATCAACGCTAACGAATTATATTATCAAAGACAATGAGCTGATTTTCAGGTGGATAGATTATAGTGAAATTGAAGGAAGCGAAGCCGGAACATTCAATGAAACTATTCTTGATGCAAATGGATACGAAACGGATACGGATTGGGTATCTAACGAAATAACCGTCAATTATAATTATGACGGTAAGGGTGGTTTTTTGAGGGTTGCAAACTTCGTTTTCATTGATAGTGTTGATAGCCGTGATCAGTACGGGACAAAACACGATCGAATCGATACCCCCTTTATCGGTTATTTTACTGGAACTTTTCAGGATTTTCATGCAAGGGTAACGGCAAAGCATTATCAAATTTTGCACAGTCGGCCGATTACAAGGGTTACAGCTAGTGGCGCACTGATGAATACCGGGATGCTTTATCCCGGGGATTTCATCAAATTAAAACATTTAGATTTAAAAACCCCAGGGGAATACCGGCACTATCTGATTGAAGAATCGGCCTGTAATCTTTCGGAGGGGAATAGCCGGATTGATTTGCAGTTAATCGATGTTGAGCATTTGAAAAATATTGATTATAATTGTTATTTTCTTCTCCATTCCTGGATTGACGGAAGTTCTGAATTCTGGAGCGACGCGCCGGGTATTGATACACATATTTCAGATTACAACTCTATCGCTCATGCGGCTGTTACTGGTTCTTTGGGCGGCGCAATGATCTCTGGGGACGGCATCAACAAATACCTTGTCCTGGACACGATAAATAATTATATAGATTATTTTGATATCTTGCAATTTATTGATTATACAATTTTTTTTGAATTCAAGATGAATACGTATTCAACGAACCAATGGTATATGAATTGTTTTGAAGATTCTAACAATGAATGGTATATCCGGCAGCGGGGGTCAGATTCAAAGATACAGTTCAGGCTGTATGAAGGCGGAGTTTTACGGTTAGCACTGATTTCAACAACAGCACTTACCGATACAGATATACATCAAGTCGCCGTAATAAAAGTAGGGGATGAATACGGATTGTATATCGATGGCGATTTGGAGGCGTATAATACCGGAAGTTATTCGTATTCGATTGACGGGCAAGCATATTTTTTTATGGATCCAATTTCGGATACATATCTTGACGGGTACATGGGGGAGATATACCTGGGATCGTCAAATATTTTCAATGCCGCCCCCGACGTGGGGTTGACTGATACGATAGTTATAAAAACAAAGCCGTTCAATTGGTACGGATTAAACGAATAGATCAAAGGAGGTCATGCTCAATAATGGAGGTCATAGGGAAAAGCAAAAGCAAAAGCAAAAGCGGAAACAAAAAGCGGAAGCAGGCAGGTGTGGCATGTGGTTAGATTTGATCAAATTTTTCGGCCCGATATTTGCTATTTGTGGCACAGCCCTGGGGATATGCAAACTGCTGGTGAATGCGAGAGGCAAGGAGGCTTTGCCGCTGTGTTTGAAGCGATTTGGCGACATGGAAAATGATATAAAGGCACTCCAAAAATCGGACACTGACAGGAGTAATCTACTCTCAGCCATCGATGCGAGCATGAAGCTGATGGAATCGCAGTGGAAAGAGATGAAAACGGAGAATAAGGAAAGGAATAAAGCCATAGCGGATTTGACGACATCGGTTGAAAAAATGAACCAAGGTCTCGAATTCTTGGAACGGAAAGTTGACGAAAAGGTCGGAGAGCAAACGCAGTCACTACAAGAAATAATCAAGGCAATCCAGTCAATTCATCCGAACAAAAAGAACTCAATCTCCTAGTTCAATCATCCTGGGGTCATTCTTCTTTTCCACGAACTTGAAAGCGGTCAAGGGGGTCCCGGTCTCCGCTTTTTCCCATACCCCGTACGGACAAAGCGTGAGTTGGTACTGCCAATTGAACCCCTGAACCTTTTGGTTTTCATTGTAGATGTTCGCAGAGACGGCATCCAGTCGACCGGTCGCAATCTCATTCACCATATAATTTTTCACAGCCAGCCGGAAAACCTGTTCACTTACCCCGGCGGGCCTGACAAAATATATTTTTGCCCGCTTTGCCCCGGGGCAATCGATTCTTGTACAGCTATAAATGCGAAATTTAATCATCTTTCACCTCCTCGTATTTGGCTATCGCCTGAAACCAATAGTACCCCCACGGAGACAAATCCCTTCCATCGGAACCGGCATCACGTCCTGTATAAATCGGATTCCCTAAACATTGCCAAAATGGCAAAAGGCTTTTTATTTGAGTTGTTAATCCGTCATAAGTGTTCGCCTTTACAATATCATAGTCAATTTGCCGTCTCATTTCCCACCCCCCAGGATATCCGCTGCTTTCAGTATTGCCAGTCCCTTAATTGCCGGGCCGTTTTTCCCTGATGTCCCGGAGATCTTCTTGAATGCTTCTTCCAGGTCATCCATTTCTTTCTGTGTCACATACACATTCACAGCGAACGTTTCGCCTGGCTTTCTATCCTTTTTATATTTTCGATGTTTTTTCATAAGTCCTCCTTCATCATTTCTAGAAATTGTTTCACCTGCTTATGTGGGCATTCAACTTCACTATCCATCCAACCATGCACCTGACAATATCCGTGATGATCATACTCGCATTCATCTTCATCTGCAAGCATTTCCAATAGCTGGATTGCTATTTTTAAAATATCTTTTAATTTCAATTTTTTCATAATTCCTCCTATTAGATAAAGCAAAGCATTATGCCGATTGCAATCAGTATCACAACCGCCAGGATGGCGCCGATATTTATTGCCAAATCCAATAAATCGATTTCCTTATTCATTTTATCCTCCTGCCCCGGCTATACGGGGACTGCCTCTATCATTTCTATTCAGGGAGCCTTCAACCGGCACATCGATACATGTTGCTTCCGGCAACCTTTTCGGCATATTGTTTCCCTTTTTCCTGCAAGACCCATTTTGGGGCTGTTGGATTTTCTGAACCAAGACCACACCAGGTATAGAACAATTCATACACATTTTCTCCTGGCACACTCTCACCGCCCATTTCCCTACAAAACAAGTTGACTCTCGGTATTGGGGTCGCCGACAAATACTCCAATATCATATCGATCTCGATCTTCTCTACCCATACCTGTTTTTTCTGCAACCATTTGCATGCCCTCAGTATTGGGGGGCTTTTTGTGTCACTGAAAGTTGTCCTCATTTTTTCCTCCTGTTCGCCGTTTCCTCTTCGGGCGGGGTACACGGCTATTCCCCACGACCGGCTGTGCAGGCCGGTTTCGGATTCATGCAGTATTATGCATTTTCGATTCGGCTAACCAAAGGCGGGCTTCTTGCAACTTTGTGATCACAAGGGACCGCTCGCGATTAGCGTCAAACGTCTCAAAAATGTACTTTTCCATTTCTGAGATTCTCTTGATTGCTTCGTCAAATTTGTTCATCTTGTCCTCCTAATATTCATATCTTACCATAGAGAGGTCCAGGGATAACTCGCATTCCCGATTAACCCTTTCCATGAATTCTTTTTTCTTTTCGTTGTATTCCGCAAATGGCCACACCCGCCGCGGGGTCTTGTTGAATTCTATATCAAAAAGACGCTCGATCTCGTGAAGTTGCCAATTTTTTTGTGAATTGACGAGATCCTTAATCCCGTTTTCCAGGATGTGGTCCATCCTTTTTATCCTTTTCCCGTTTTCTGTCACCATTTTATCCTCCTGCCCCGGCTATACGGGGACTGCCTATATTCTCCGGCTGTGCAGGCCGGGTTTCGAATTTATTCATGCTGGTAACCGCGGTCTGCGGTCATCCATTTGCCTTGCTCCTGCAATCTCAGGAGTCCTTGTGTACTTTCGTCCGCCTCTTCGTGAGCCATAATAGCCGGATAATTTTCGTCAATATAATCCTTGCACCACTGGTAACCTCCCTCCGTATACAGCATCCCGCTTTTCCCCACAACCTTATACCGCCTGCCGGATATTCTCTTAATTCCAAAATACTCTTGACTCATGTTATACCTCCAACCATTCCTTAATGGGTTTCGCTTCTACGCATTCGCCATTAATAACCTGGCGAATTAATACACTCTCTTTCCAGTTAGCGTGCCCAGATTCTCTACCCCACCTAAATGATATTCTTAATGCAGAGTTGTGCAGATCCGTAATTCCCAATTCGGACCCGTCCGCCTCTACCTTCCAATAATTTCTGCATTTTTCAACCCAACACTTAGCGCATACGCCCCTGGCTCGCCTTTCGTGATCAAACAACTTTACTTTTCGGCAATATTTACAATTGGGTATTCGGGATAGTGCCCGTCGAGTGCCACGTGATGTGTTGATAGAATGTTTGCCTTTCATGTTATACCTCCTGTGGAAAAGCTTCGTTCATTACGTCCAGGAAGAATTCCTCTCCTGGATTAACGTCTTCTTCGTGGTCATCATCATCATGGGAAAAAACATTATTATCGATATTAGCCATAAGCCAACTGTAGATAATTTCATTTTCAGCGGAGAATTTTTTCCTTACATCCAGCGCGACCGATTTTACCACTTCTTTGTATTTCATCTCACACCTCCCCGTGCTGCTTTTTCTATACGAATCCAGTGGTAATTCATGTCCTCCCTGCCAAGATTAGCATTGCAATCCCAGCCGGTACCACCCCAATACGAATCATTGGTAATTTTTCCATAGATTTCGTAACCATGCCGTTTTTCAGGATTTCCTGTCGGCCTAACGCCTAGATATTTTTTGTATTCTTTCATGTTATGCCTCCCTATACCCACCTTCTACCATTCTTTTTCCAAATGTGGTACAAGGATGCGTCAATAACTACTGGCTCCCTATTGTTCCCTTCATAGTAATGTACCTCGTCCCGACGCCTACCGGTGCCCCAGGCCCACACGACACCTCCGTGTCTCTGTAATATTGCTGTATACTCTCCTATATCGACCATCTCTCCTAGATTCCAGGAATCGATGACATTTCCGTCACCATCCTCGGCCTTGCAGGAAACCAGGTCCGACTTGCTGAATACCTCCAAATGCAACTCGTATCCAGCCTCTTGTAACGTTGTCATTTTTTCTTCGTTTTCTTTCGTTGTCATGTTGTCCTCCTTAATACGACGGCGAATCAGATGTGATAATCCTGCCGTCCGGTGTCGCCATCTCTACGACGTTTACCCAGCCAAGTTCTTTGCCGGGGTACCTTTCGTCCCCATCATACCCGCCGATATCTCGTATATAGACCATTTGCCCGGTGCGTTTGGCTTCCGCTAATTTTTCGGCTTTCAGGCTTTCGTATTCTGCTTTTTTGGTCTGGCTCTTGGCTTCGCGCTCCACGTTTTCGCTTTCGATAATCTCCTTTGCTCTTTCTATGTACACAGAAACCTCTTCTTTCATGAGCCATCCCCCGTAAGTACTCAGCTTCGCTTCAATGTTTTTCGGTAATTCGTTAGAAACCAACTTTGCGACCGCCTTTGCAAGTCGCTCATGGTTCTCCGTTCTTTTCTGTTCTATTGTCCATTCTAGCTTTTCTGCATCTTCGTATATGAACGTTACTCTGTCCGCCCAATCACAACCGATTTCGTAGGCGAAACCAATAATTTTTGCATCCATCGCTTTCTTGATGGCACCTTCTTTTTCTTTACTTTCCTTTTCCCATTGTTCCCGTTGTTGGGCATTCATCGCGTCTTGCTCAACGATTGTGATTGCAAGCTTTTTCCCCTTTAGCGCGGAGGGAACATTTATGCCCTTTTTTTCCCATAATTTTGAATCGGCTTCAGCAACCCATTGTGACCCTTTAATTTCCTTAACGAATCGCTTTTCAATTACGATTCCAGCTTCATCCTGCTCAATGCTTGCTGCCTGTCCGCTTTTTGTTCTTACTGTCAATGTCATTTTTTGTACCTCCTGTTAATTTTTTTGTACACCTATATTATAGTATAATTTTCTCTTTTTTTCAACAAATTCATTGATTTTATTTTTTTTTATATGAGTGTCCCATTGTCAAGTTTGCGCATAGCATGAATCATGCCAAACCTGGAGGACAACAAAAAAATCTTTTTTATCTTTTTTGTTGACAAAAAAAACTTTTTGTACTATACTATTGGCAGACACGAAAAACAGGAGGTGTTATGATGAAACATTTTGTTTTCAATGATATCAATAATTCAAAATTTATTCCTTTCCTAAGCGATTAGATAGCTTTAGGACCCCAATCGTCCTAAAATACACATCAAATGAAGAAATGCGGAAAGGTATGGCGGACTTACAGGAGGTGCTGAATGAAAACAGATGAATTATTGGCGCAACTAAAAGAAGTTACAACGGCTCTAAGAGAGAGCTGGAAAAATAAAAACCAATAGGAGGAAGCCAATGAGCATGTACGAATTTGAAACATTAATTGATTTGAAAAAGGCGATTGATACTGGCAAGCTTAATGAAAATTTGTTGGTAATCGTCCTCGATAACTATTGCACTTCGTTCTACTACGGAGAATGTGAAGATGACCACGAAGAAGAAATTGACAACGAAATACATGTAGAAGAAACAAACGGATACGAGGATATCGAGCCGCTGTATAAGCTTGCGTTTCCGAAAGCAATTGTTGAATGGTGCTAAAAATGAAAGTAAAATGCAATTAGGAGGAAAAAATGGAAATAAAAATCAAATGTGTTTTGGATGAAACTGGCCTTGAAAGGCAGGAAATGACAATTACAGAGGCCGATGGAAAAAAATGTAAGGTGCTTATAGGCCCCCTTTCCGAATCCCCCGAAGATGCAATCATCGGACGCAGCCTGATTGCATGCACGGAAATTGCCGAATATATGGAAATGGCCTACGAGGTAGGGAAAAGCGGAGAACCGTTCACAGTTGACATTGAAGAACCGGAACCGGAAGAGGACTAGAAAATGAAAACCGGGCGGAGTCAGGAGACCATGGGGGACCCCCGGCAGCGGAATGGCTGCCCCCTGGCTCCGCCTATTATAGGAGGTAAAGATGGCGATTTTAATAGTAATCGGAGCCTTTGTTTTAATTGGGCCATTAATTTTGATGTTACTTTGGAATTGGATAATGCCGTTCCTTTTTGGATTACCGACGATAGGGCTTTTGAGAGCATTGGGAATGCTGGCATTATCATTCTTGTTGTTCCGAGATGCCCCGTCAAGCAAAAGCGAATAGGAGGTGATCGACACATCCGAAAGGTAGAAAAAGAAAAAACAATTTCACGCGGGCCGGGAGCAGGCAGGGCTTACAAAATTCGTTCCCGGTCCCGCTTTTTACAGGGAGACAAAACATGTTGATATCAGAAAATATGAAGATTGAACGTTCGGACCCGCTCAACATTGCTCTATACGAGCGATATTACAGCAAAAAGCACGACACATATTTGTGGAGATCGTCCGGACATTATTGGCCTACATTCAAAAAAGCGATTGTTGGAATTGCCAAATTGTTTGGTCCGGAGTCCATAGCGTTCGCAGGAGACGTACAGGACGTTACCAGGCAGATTGGAGAGGCAAGCAATACTGTCACCATGCTCTATGAGAAAATACTCTCAGAGCTTCACAGCGTGTCCGTAGGGCAAAAAGAAAAATTAATAAAGAGAGAAAATGAGCACTCCTAAAGCTTACTCTGACTCAGACCGGGGCACCCATTTTCGCCCAACCCTCTCCATTTGTGCCCCGGTCGCTGCACTATATACGGGGCTGGACACCCTCCTATCACCTCCTGTATCATCTTTCCCTTGTCCAGCCCCACCTTTTCGCACTATTAGCACAAAGGAGGAATTATGATTAATGTAGTAGGCAAATTCTGCATAAACAACGATGCAGTAGAAAAAATTGCTGATGTCGAGATAATTGATGAGACCGAGCAATTAATCGAAGCCACGATAGGAAGGATAGTTATGGGGAGCTTGTACACGCGCAAAGCCCTGCTCTATATTGAGAATGACGTATACGAGACGGAGCTCGATGCATTCAAGGCTCTAGTAGAGCAACTAGAGGCAGGTCTTGAGTGGGCAGAAAGGCACGTCCGGCAACTGGAGGGGGGCGATGGATAAAAAAATAAACCTATACGACATGAAGCTTCTTGAGTCAATATCGCTGGATGAAAAAAACCTTGAAACTTTCACCCGTGTACCCGGCGGATGGATTTACCAAAAATGCATTTGGGACAGCAATGTGGATATAGACTTGAGCTCTTCCTGCTGTTTCGTCCCTTATAGCGATGAATTCAAGGACCCGCCGTATTACGAAGCATATTTGAAAGATAGGAGAAAAAAATAATGAACGAAGATGACAAGACCCCTGCCGTCAAGGGATATTTGACGGCGAACTTTCTTGGTGGGAACATGGATATATATTCTCTCATTGTATACGCAAGGAACAAATTGGATAGAAGCTGGAACTGGATTCTAATGGCAATACTGAGAGAAGGGCTAGATGGATTCAAAAAGAAATGGGGGCTGACCGATGATTAAGAAAATTCTTTTGCAGGTAGTAATCATCGCTTTTTTTTGGATTTGCAGGGTGTTATATATAGCCATTGCAGGCGATGGTCTCTACATTAAGCCGGTAGAGGAGGATTAAAATGGGATATAACAAAACGAAAATCAAAATTAGTTTTGATGCTGAAATTATTGAGACGCACGCCTATGGAAAAGACATGAGAGTATGGGCTACATGCAATATGGAAGACTTGCTACAGGCAATTATAGATGAAAACCTCAAAAACGAAGCGATTGACTATTTGAAGGAGAATCAAAATGGATGAAGAAGAACAAATAATAATCGAACGTGATGGGGCCGCATGGTGCGCGCATTACGATTGGTTTCAAAACCTGGCAGAAAGCCTTTGCGGGCATGGAGACACGCCCATAGAGGCATTGACGGATTTATTGGAAAAAGAGGAGGAACTATGAGATCAAAACTACGGTACGCTGAATGCGTCAACCCGGAAACACGCAGAATAGAGGAAAAGGGAATGACAGAAAGCAAGCGGTTTATTAAATCGCTCGCAAAGCAAGTGAGGCCAATCACATTGGTCCAAATGAAGCATTTAGCAGAGCTTTTAAAAAAAGAAAAAAATATAACAGAAAACATAGACGATTACAGTTTGCTCGAGTTGTACACTTTGTGCCTTCTCAATATGATAGAAGACGATTCGGAAAAGGAGGAACCAAAATGAACGAAAATAATGGCGAAAAGAAAACGGCAGGTGTTGAAAAGCCAAAAACATTTGTTGAATACCTAAGGAGAATGTCCAACGAACTGGAGGTAATAGTCCCGTCGTTTGTCAGCGTCCCCCGGCTGATCCAACTTGTATTATCGAAATACGGAAGGGACCAAAAATTGCAGCAATGCAGTCACTCAAGTATTGCCGGATGCCTAATGATGATGGGGCAAACGGGATTAGAGCCGGTTGGGGGGCAATGTTACATTTTGCCTTTCAAGGAAAAGGGCGTCTATCAGGCGCAGTTCATCATTGGCTATATCGGGATGATAGAGCTTTTCTATCGGCACGATTCATCCCTATCAATCTATCTCGAAACGGTAAAAGAAGGCGACGCGTTCGAGTATGAACTTGGCAGCAATCCGTACATCAAACACAAACCTTGTGAAAATCCGGGAGAATCAAAATTCCATTACTCAGTTGCAAAATTAACAAATAACGCCACATCCATCAAAGTTTGGACCCACCAGCAATGCATCAACCACGGCCTGAAATACTCGAAAACAGTAAAGAACGGCAAATTTGAGCCGTGGTCAACGTGGGTGAAAGATTTAGACCCTATGTGTCGAAAAACCCTATTAAGGCAACATTCAAAAGTCCTGCCGCTTTCGTACGAAACAAGAAAAGCAATTGAAGCCGATGAAAGCGTCAGAAACTGGTTACCCGGGGCAAAAAACTTCATTGAACTTCCAAACGAGGCATGGGCCCCAGTTGAAAATGGAAATCAAAAAAGCCGTTTCGATGAAAAACCGCCGCAAGTTAAAGGAAAACAAAGCGAGGCCGCCAGCGAACTGCTTTCCGAAAAGTCAATTGAAAGATTGAAAAAAGAGGGTGTAGAGACTTTTGGAAATGAAAAAAATTTCAACGACTGGCTTAACTTCCACATGGACGGGAAAATCCTTGACATGAAAAACGTTAGCACACAAAAGGATTATAAGAAAATTTGGGCCGGATTACGGCAGTACCAAAATGAACAAAAAGAAAAAAATGAACAATCTTGAATATGACCCCGAAGATCACAGCTACAGTGTTGACGGGAAATATATACCAGGATTTTCGGAAATAATCAACCCCCTGGTAATACGAATATGCGAGAGATGCCAGGGGGTTGGCTGTGAGTACTGCAAGGGAAAAGGCAGAACGAATTGGTATACGGAAGAATCCTCAAAACGTGGGAAATGGATTCATGAGCGGTGTTATGAGATATTAAAAGGAGAATCCGATACCGATTGGTGGAGGTGGATAGAGTCAAAATTTCCTGATTTCGTGGGGCATTTGCGAGGCTGGGAACGATTTCTGAAAGAATATGCGCTATTTGGAAAGCAATTCATAAGCGAGTACCCCCTGCATTCACCCGAAATTTTCACAGCGGGGACCCCGGATTTGATTTTCCCAACGGCCGGGATTGGCATCGAAATCAAATCCGGTTTGAAGCATGAAAGCCACATCTACCAAATCAGTGTGTATAACCACTTGGTGGAATGGAACGTCAAGCAGGGGTGGCTTTCAGAATACGAGTTGCCCCGGGGCCCCATGCGATGGTTTCTTGTGTACCTAACAGAAAAAGGGTATGATGCCAGGGAATACCCGAACAAGCTAAACACATACCGAATAAAATTCCAGTCATTCCAGGCTACGTATATGGCCTACCTGGAATTTACAGGAGGAAAATAAAATGTACGATCTATATGGAAACAAAATGGAGGTGAATAATGAGTGAAACAACAGCAGTGGTCCAATACGGACTTAATATCATTAAAAGTGAAAGGAAAGCGCCCGTGAAAAGAATGGTTGAGATAACGAAAAATGTCATTGAGGGCGATCCTGAAATCAATGAAATTGAAAAAGCGATGGCCACAGCCCTGGTCAAGGCGGAGGGAATCGTAACGATTGAAGGACATGTAGAGAATAGCTGCGCTTTGGAATTCATTGGGGAACTCAAAGCCATGTCAGACGCAAAAGGTACAATTGATACCGGTTTTGACTATTATACTACCGTATTTCACGGGATGCATAAGACGTCAACCGGCATCAGGGAAAAATGGAAAACCGCATTGAAAAAAGAGGCGACCCGGATAGGTTTAATCTGCGGGAATTGGAGTAGAGAGCAGGATATAATTATAGCAGAACAGGAAGCCGAATTGAGGAGAAAAGCGGCGGAGGACGAAGCCGGAGTAAAAACCAAGCTATTGGAAGAAGCCGCAGAATACGAATCGCAGGGGCAAGATGACCTTGCAGCCCTCGCCTTTGATGAAGCCGAAACATTCAAGGCGGTACCGCCGACGGTGCCGCGGGAACCAGAAAAAGTGAAAACGGAAGCCGGGAAAAAGGTTGAACTGAAAGATGTCTACAAGGTGACTGTCACGAATGAAGAGAAGTTGATAGCATGGCTGATACGAAACCAGAAATTTGACTGCCTGAAATTCAATCAATCAAAAGTTAATGCGTACGTTGAGGAAAGGGAAATGAGCGGCAATTATCCAGTTATTGGAATTGAAGTTTGGGTCGATAGAGTCGCAAAATGAACGGACTTTTGAAAATAGCTTCGCTGGGTGTAGGCGCGGCTCTTTGCGGCCGGGTGGGCCCATTTTGTCAAAACCCCAACCCACCCGGTCGCCTTTCCTGGAGGTGAAAAATGAGATTAGCAAGAGCAGACGAAAATGATATAAAAATGGCAGAGGCATTGCTACTTATCCTCTGTGATGTGTTCGAGGATGGGTTGAAACCACGTGACATAGATGGAAATATTGAAGAAAATTATATAGAAAATGACTCAGATTTTGATGAAAATCATTTTAATGATTTGTGGATACTTTATACGCGGATTGAAGATTGCTTCAATATGGCTCCCGGTGGACTCCGCCGGGTAATATGGGGCATGACAACATTGATGAATTCTGGCATCATCGACCTGAAAAAAGATTGCCTTTGCGTCAGTGTTGAAGGTGTGAAAGATTTTCTTAAGAAAAATGGAGTGAATGATGATTAACTATAGAAAAAAACTAAGGGAAATGGCGACGAATTTCAAAAGGGAAGAGATCGAGAAAGAATTGCAGAAATGCACAAGTGAACAACATGATACGTTTCGTCGCATATACAAAAATATCAAAGATATTAATGAAGATGATCTAGACATGGCTTACCACAAAGTCATGACAACGCTTGATTTGAATGGAGGTGAATGATGAAATTAAAAAATCTTGAAATAACGTTTGAATTAGTAGGGTTTATCAATGGAGAAAAAAAAGTTTCAATCGAAGATGCGAGATTGAAAAACGTGAACATTTCGCTCAACAAAACAACGGCAAAGGAAATGGTCGCAGGGATGACCGACCGGGAAAAGTGGACCATGGCAAAGGCACTGGAAGAAAATGCCCCACACGAAAAAGATGAGGAACTATGGAAAGATGCTCAAGAAATTCTTGACCAACTCAATCGGATCACCGGGAAAAAATTAAGAGGCAGGAACCCGGATGGTAAGGCAACCCAAAGCCTGAAACTTATTCACTATACTTTGAAACGGGAATACACAAAGCAGCAATGTCTCGCGGTCGTGAACCACAAATCATTGCAGGGTTGGTTTAGGAAGAATAATTTTCAATATTGTGTTCCAACTACCCTTTTCCGGGCATCGAATTTCGACAAATATGTCAATGAAATCCGGATTTAAAGTTGACAAAACGGGAAAATGGATATATAATAGGATATTATGAACAATGACCAAGGCAAACCAAACATTATACAATTTGCAGTTTTGCGGCCGGCCGGGAGTGAATCCAAATGCCTTGGTCTTATGCTCCCGGTATCGGCTCACCTTTCAGGAGACCAAGGCAATGCCAAAAAGATTCATAGATACCAGCATATTTAGTAGCCCTTCGGTAAGAAAATTACCTGGTAAATTAAAATTATTTTGGGTATACCTCTTCACCAATTGTGACCATGCTGGCATTTGGGTAAAGGATTTCGAGGCCGCTTCGCTTTTTTGCGGGATGGGGATCAGTGAAGACGAAGCGACAAAATATCTTGATGGAAAAATTATTTCAATTGATAACAATGCGAGATGGTTTATTCCCGGATTCATAAGATTTCAATACCCGTCAGGCCTAAATCAGCAAAACAAAGCACATAGAAGCGTATTGGCGATATTAAAAGAATATGGTATAGGGTCTAGCCTAGCCCCTACAGTAGCCCCTACAGTAGCCCCTACTAAGGGGCACTATGTAGGAGCTAAGGATAAGGATAAGGATAAGGATCTAGATAAGGATATGGTTAATGATTTAGAAATCAAAGTAAAAGAAATCATGGAATACTTCAAAAAGACTACCAGGAGAGAATATAATGACGAGGACACATCCCTTGTAATTGAAAATCTATCGAATGGGAAAACCTATGAGCAGCACATGCACATTATTAACGTTAAAATCCACGATGACTATTTCAAGAATAACCCTCAATTCATGGACCCCCAAACCCTGTTTGGAAAAAACTTTGGTAAGTACACAAAGCAGAGGATTGAGGATTTTCAACGTAAACCAAAGCCCCTGGCGGAGGAAATGCCGGAGGATTATTATACACAATTCGAGGTTAAGGAGGATTGAATGGATATGAATAATTTTTTAATTTTTGCACAAAAATGGGACATTGTAGATGATTGTCTGCGGGCCTGGTATAGAGAAAATAAAAAATATGAGACAGGCAAATATGATGGATTCGTAATATTCTTGAGAACAAAAACCCCATCAATAGTGATCTACGAATACAACGAACCCGATCGATATGAAATAGAATTGACATTTGAAGATTTTGTTGATTTTTATACCAATGTTTGGAAGGAGGATTGAATGGAACACCAAGAGGAAGAAAAAAAAATTGCTCAATTTGAGAGACTGATAAAGGAAAGGGAAAAAGAAATAATGAGAGAGGAATTAGAAAAGATAAAAATTGACAAACATATTAGGGACATGACCCTTGACATCGCGGATTTCAAAAGGCGGATACTCGACATCAAAAGGGGGACCTGGTGAACTGCCCGAAAGCATGTATGCAATTCTGTGATGATTATCCCTGGATCCCGGGAACGGACCCCGTAAAAATGTGTCCGATCGAAAAGGAAGAACGTATCGAAAGAAGAGTCATGGAAATGGCAAAAGCGACCGGACATGATTATGCTGAATGCCCCCGATTTGACACACACCCCTGGAGCGCAAAACAGAAAAAGGCAATCGAAGAAATCCGCCGAATCCCGAAAAGCAAAGACTTTTTGTTTTTCATTTTTTCGCCTTTCGGCTCCGGGAAAACAAGCGCGCTCCTCTGCCTTTGCTACGAGTGCATCAAAGCCGGCTTATACGCAGAGTACACAACAGCAAAACGGATGCGTGATCTTTTCATAAGGCGGGAGACAAATTATGAATGGTTTTGTGATGATGGAGCTGGAGAGATTGAAAGGTGGAACGATAGCGATATTTTGTGTATCGATGATCTTGGCTTTGAGGGACTTTCAAATACAAGGCATTTCAATCAGAACATTGAACCGTATTTTGACCGACGGGGGAAAAAAGCTATTTGTGCGTCAAATATTAAATATACGGATGCAAATTTCCCCCTTAGCAATGACCCTTGGATAATCAGCAGATTGAAAGCGGCCAAAATAATTGGCTTTCATGATATAGATTACCGGGGAGGTAAAAGATGAGTAAAATTTTCACGATTACCGGAAAATGCCCAAAGTGCGGAAAAGACATGATTCACTTCCCGAAGCAGGACATATATTATTGTCTGTTTTGTGGCAGGATGTGGGAAAGGAAGGTTGCCAATGAATAAGCTCAAATACAAATTCAATATAGCGCCGATTTGCCCGTATTGTGACAGCCAGATGGATTCTGATGGATTGTTCTCAAGGAGAAGTGGGGACGGGGCTTTAAGGGAGGTGATTTGCGTCAAATGTAAAATAACGTACATTGTTGAGCAAAACCTTGAAACGAGTTACTCGACATACAAAAGGGAGCAATTCAATGGTGAAATTTGAAGCGATTACCAAAATTACTTGGAAAAGATTCGAGCCAACCAGGAGGTGAAAAGTGACAAAATTCAAGGCAATTATTAAGGGGACGCTTCGAGAATTCGAGCCACATATGGTATATTCGGATTATTCTGCTGCTGAATGTGACTATCCAGGCCATGTGAAGCATTACTTATGCGATGAAATAATTCTACTAATGGGCGTCAATATTGACGGCGTGACCTATTATGAGAATGATGTGTTTCTTAACGTGCACAATGGCCAATATTATCGTTTTATTCCACATTACTTCCGCTTTTGCTTTTTCCCTTTTGACCAAAAGGCGTATCTTCCACTGGAAATAAGTCAGGGCCAAAGAATGAAAAAAATAGGCACATTGTATTCATTGGACCCGGAAATCCTGGAGCTTGCGGAAAGATACGACCCCCCAGTGTATTCCTGCCTTGAATGCATCGGGAAATTTTCGGAGGTGATGAAATGAAAGAACAGATTGACGTTTTTTTCTTCCCGTGCTGTGAGGTGTGCGACTATTGCGAGAACGATGGGCATGGTTTCCGGTGCATGAATAGCAATATCCGCACCACAACAACAAATTGGCTGATAGAGATGATTCAGGATGGAACCTGCATCGAATTTTCAAGGGAGGTACGAAATGATTAAAATAATTAATGATGAATTGGACCTTTGGCATCAGGATTTTCCTGTATGCCCGTTCTGCGGGTACGTGCTTGATGATTGTCCGGAAGAATTGTTTGCAGATTTTCGAGACGAAGAATTAGTAGAGGTGACCTGCGGGAATTGTGGCTCCCCCTTCGAGATCACACTGCATGTCGATTATGAATATACTACGGAGGCCGGGCACCACGAGGCGGAGCGGCAAAGGGAGAGGGAAGAAAGATTCAAAAAGGCAATCGCAGAGATGGAACAGATGGAGAAAAGATGAAAGATGAAGAAGGAAACAAAATAAAAGTCGGAGATAACCTTGTTACATCAGGGGATATGGTCTGCGACATAGCAAAAGTGAAACGAATAGACGGCAAAATTGTTGCCGTGTCCCCATTCAGGACGTACCAGCAGTCAGAGTTTTCAGATATGTTGATTGTTAATGCATGTAAGGGAGACGAAAAATGAGTGTAGATGACAAATACCGGCAATGGGCCGATGACGACCCGGAAAATTATTTAACCTGGCAGCAGTACCAGGATTGGAAAGAGAAAATTACCGATAACAAAAAGGAGGATTAAGATGGATGTTGTGGAAAGGCTACTAATAGAAACAATAAGGCATGCAGACAAATTGGCTTTGATATATGCCGAAAAACAGTTAGGGTCATGGTTCAATGGAGAAAAATTTGTTTTCTTACCCATTGATATTGACGTTGAGAAGGAAATGGAAAATAGTGCAAAAATGTGTTATCTATTTGTGCGAAAAATGATGACCGAAAGAAAAAGCTTCCTAAATGATGAGGAGCCGGAAGATGAAACTTAAAAACAATTGCGTTAGGTGCGAGATATGCGGCGGAGAAGCAGAAATAGAGCAAATTACAACCGATTCTTGGTTTATGGGTATAATTTCTATATACGCAAAGTGCGTAATTTGCGGAAAGATGTGGGAAAAGATCGTTGAACTTGACGATTTTGACGACTATGAGGAGGATGAAAATGAAACTTAACGAATACCGGAAGATGCAGCAAAAACGAAGCCGGTATGGGCATAAGCCGGTTACGGTTTGCCCGGCATGCTTAGGCCGGGTCCCCTGGACGAAAAAGCAAATGAAGCAGACCGGGATGGTCTATCACTGTGCGAGGGGGCACTCGGTTATATGGAAAAGTGTCTGGACTGCCGACAGCGAGGCGGAATATCAAGCCTGGCGTATTTTTGATCAGTTAGAAAATGCCGGGCGGATAACGAAATTAAAACATCATGAGAAATTCAAGCTTACGCCGGATATGTGGGCAAAGAAATCACACAGAAAAGAATTTAACGGAGAAGAAGATTTTGACGATTGGTACCATAACAATATTTGTCGCACGCAATTCAAGCCGAAAGATATCACTAGATGGATGCATACTCCCGCTACCTATTATGAGAGTGATTTTACTTTTTGGGAAAACGGACAATTCAAAATTGTGGAAGTCAAAGAGCGTGACCGCCGGTCGAAAATGCCGAAATTCATCAACAGCCTGGAGCACTTCCGGCAAACGTGCAAGAGAATGAAAATGATTGGTTACCCGGTCCCGGAAGTCTACGAGATGCCAGACGGGATTTGGTGGCATTTCAATGAAAAATGGCAACTTGTACAGAGGGGTGCGTGATGCTTGAAAGTATAACAAAACATTGGCATTATCGACATGAAACGTGCACACAATGCGGAAGTGCAAAAAAACGGAAAATGGAACCCGTTGAAAATGATCATAGTTTTTTTTATAGCTGCATTTGCCGGAAGTGTGGGCATGAATATGTATTCCATAGGTATTTTGTTCTATTATAAGG